ACACAATTTCTTAAATTCATCGTGACGTTCATGCATGTTAAGATTAGTTATATTTGCTTGAACAATTGTTGCCTGACCCTTCCATTCATCGCCTGTTTTAAGAATGATTTGTTTTAGACTGTTATGTAACTCTACACTAACCTTATCAAGTATATTCTTAACTAAGATAGGGCGAGATATATTGAAGTCATAACTTACAACCTCATTCCTAACAAGGGGAATTCTAGTAGGCTCGATCATTTGAAATTTGCTCTCCCCATAATCTCAGTTAGGCAAGCCATCATATTAATTTCTTGATCAGCAACAAAAGCTGACTTATACTGGTATTCACCCAAGATGATAACAACGTGAGGAATACTGTTAGAATCCATATACTCATAAAGATTATCATAAACAGCACGAAATAACTTATCATAATCATTATCAAGATTATCGACAACCCATTTGCGAACATTGGTGAATTCCTTTTTCTTCATCATGGTCATAAGGTCTTTGATGTTTTTATCACCAAGATTTACTAGAATACCAGCATCAATCTCACCAGATATAGAATACCGTTGAAGATTGTTTAATACCTTACGCCAATCTGGAAAATGACTATTTATTAGTTCTGCAACAACCTTTTCAGTAAATTTAATTTCATTCTTATTGAGTATTTCTATAACTCTATTGAAGAATTGTTGTGCAAGTTTTGCCTTCTCTGCATTAGGAATCACAAAGTCAATCACACTACAACGAGATTGTAGTGCAGGGATAATACGATTCTTGTAATTACAGGTTAGAATAAACCCACAGTTCTTGTGGAATTCTTCAATGAACCCACGAAGGGCTGGTTGCGTTGACTGTGGATTTAGATAGTCTGCCTCATCAAGAATGAGATACTTCTTGCCACCTTCAAGTGATACAGTAGACGCAAAGTTCTTTATCTTGGTTCTGAGAACGTCAATACCTGACTCCTCAGAACCGTTGATAAACATATAGGTAGCACCAATCTGTTCCAACATTGCCCGGGCGGCAGTAGTTTTACCAACGCCCGGGCCACCGGAGAGAATCAAATTGGGTAGTGTTTCCTTATCAACAAAAGATTGCAAGGATTTCTTTAGGGACTTAGGAAGTACGCATGATTCTACGTCCCGTGGCCGATACTCTTCGACCCACAAAAATTGTTCCATAATATAAATTCCTCAGATTAAACATTGTAAGAAGATTCTGGTTCCAATGCAATCCAATACTGCACACCAAGTTTAGTATGAGTAAAGTGACTAATCTTTTTAGAGGACACTTCAACGTCATAAGAGCCAGGAATAAGTTTTAGGTTCTCAACCTTAAACCAGAACTGATAGTTAGCATCAACATCACCAACATCCAAAGATGTCTCAAATGCATTTGCAGTAGTATTCTTCTTATCAGTAACCCTCAACTTACCACCAGTAAGTGCCATATCAGGGGCACCGATAACAGCAGCAGCCTTGGTGATTTCATTAAGTATATCACTAGACAGATTGAACGTCAATTCAGTCGAGGGCATCGAAATCTCTTTAGATGGAGTCGTCACCACGGATGGATCAGAGAACCAATACTTGAGAGACTTCGATGTACCCTCTTCTGTAATAGTAACAAAGTCATTATCAAATTCTAAATCGGGTTTTCCGAATAGAGAGAGTGCCGAAAGGAACTCATTCAAATCATATATAGCAAAATCTTTTGGAAAAGATTCATTTAATGTTGACTTTGCAATAATATTTTTCATTGCAGACATTGTACAGACATTACTGCCTGACTTCACCATAAGATTTTGATTAATCGTAGAGAAGTTTTTCAATACGGAGATAGTTTCAGTAGTTAGTTTCATTATTTTTCACCTTCAAGTTCATTAATATATAGAGCAATAATACCATAGTGAATCACTTTTAGCAAGTCACTTCTGTCTTTACCGTTCTTTTTTCCGTATCGTTGTGCGTATTTCATAATGTTGCCAATACAGAAACCTTCACCATGTCCACCGTCAATGATGAACTCTGTAGCTTGAAACTTGTTCTTGCTATAGTGTTCATCATATGTCGAGTCAATATACTTTGAGAGTTCATCAAGTGTCTTACCCTCATTATACTTGTAACTAACTTTACTCATCATTTGCCTTTTTTGCTTCAAGATATTCATCATATTGTTTTTCTTCACGTTCAGACATAAACAACCTTAACTGTTGCTCTGTATCTGTAACATTCCAATTCATAGCTATAGAACGCCTTTCACCTTCACCAAAAAAGGGCATAACTTGATGTTTTAACCAGTTAGGAAAAACCAACATAACACCAACTTCTGGTTTTACATATTCTTCTGAAGCGTCATGTAAACTCATCATGTCTTTTCTGGTATTGTTTCCCCATATCAAATGGGTAAAACCATCTACAGAACCGCTTGCATTACTCATAGGGGCAATATTTGCATCAAGGTCTTCAATACACTCTGGATTTTTCAACCATAGAAACCCTGATAGTCCGGCTGGTGTTTGTACTCCATGATCATGATATGGATTATAGTCACCAGCATAAGCATGATTAGTCCAACACTGAAAACAATCAGTATCAGCATCACGATTATAACCTTGTTTGAGGTAAGTTTTACCAATTTGCTCAAAAACAGTTTTCAATTGAGCGCCAACTTCAGTATCAAGAGGAAATTCCAATTGAGCAGATTTCTCATTATTTTTTAGTTGGCCAACCAAACCATTTGCATAACTTTCATTTGCAGGAATAATTACATCATCGATATGGCTGTTGATTTCTTCAATAATATCTTTTGGAAACTCAACACGGCCAATAGAAAATTGTTTTATGGGACGGATGGCAAATTTCAATCCATGATTTTGCTCAACCATTTTTTCTTCTTCTTCTGCAAGCATCTCTGCATTTTCACGAGCAAGTCTTGCATTACGTTCTGCTTCTTCTTCACTCACATTGTCATTACCAAACAGAGAATCAGCAGTAACGATAGGCGTATTATCTTCATTAACTGGATTACCATCACCATCAACCTGGCGAGCCACTGCACCGTCACGCATTGCATCAGGGCTATCAAATTCAAATATTTTCATATTATCTCCTTCACTATATTAATATAATAAAGGAAAGGGGCATAAAAGTCAATGCCCCTTTCCAATTTTTTTTATTTCACTTCAATACGGCGAGGTTTCTTCTCCTCTGGAACAATACGCTCAAGATTAATTTTGAGCATACCATTTTCGAGGGAAGCATCATTCACTACAATGTCATCTGCAAGAGTGAATTTCCGATTGAACTTACGATACGAGATTCCCCGATAAATGTTGGAATCATTTTCATCGTTCTCTTTAACTGAACGAACCGTAAGTAAACCTTCTGCTATTTCGATTTCAATATCGTCTTTTGAAAAGCCCGCCAAGGCCATTTCAATGGCAAAGTTGTAATCACCCCCTTTATGGATGTTATATGGCGGGAACCCTGTTGATGTTGCGTTATTCGCAACGTATGCATTTAGTTGATCGAAGACACGATCAAATCCAACTGCGTAGGGCGTTAATTGATTTAAATTGTCGAATAAAGTTATTTTGTTTTGACTTAGTTTTGTAACCATCTTGATATCTCCTTATAAAGCAAGATTAATAATGGACCCTTTATGGCATCCACCTATTATATATAAGAGTTGAAACCCAAATTTCAACCCCTATACATATTTTTTTTAGAATGCGAGTTCTTCACTTTCTAATTCTTCAGTTTCCTGACCGACTTCAATACCAGCATCAATCTTTGTATAGAGGTCAAGAAATGAAACCTTGGTATCTTCATCAAACCGGGCGACACAGAGTTCGATAGCCTGCATCTTATCACCAAAGATAGCGTATGCTTTCACAATGTGGTCTAGACGACGAGTAGAGATGACTTCATCAACACCGCCATCATAGAAGGTCTTGCGAATAACGTCAGCCCACGTTACAAGGTTCTTGGCGAACTCATCATCAACCGCACCACACTTTTTCATGGCACCTTTGACAATCTTCTGTTCGACAGCAACCGAAGCATAGGGCTGTTCCATCGTGACTGCAAACCGTTCAAGGAACGCTTCGTTAAGAATGTTGGTTCCAATGAACCGTCCATCTTCAGAACCCTTGCCCTTGGTATTGGCAGTGGCCATGACGTTGAAACCCTCTTTCGGCGTGATCCACTTATTGATCTTCTTGAGGTAAACACCCTTGCCCTCAAGGACAGGCTGCAAGCAGAGCAACTTGTTAGAACCCAAGTCACACTCATCAAGCAACAACGTGCAACCACGTTCCATCGCTTCAATCACTGGGCCGGGAACAAACTTGGTTTCACCGTTCATAAGGCGAAACCCACCGAGCAAATCATCCTCATCAGTTTCGATGGTGATGTTAACCCGAATAAGTTCCTTATTCAGTTTGGAACAAACCTGCTCAATCATCAGAGTCTTACCGTTACCCGATAGACCAGTGACAAAAATAGGATAGAACAACCCAGACTTGACAACTTTCTCAATCAGAGAGAAGTTGCCCCAAGGAACGAATCCTT